GATGTCGCAGATGCCGATAAAGGTAGAGACCTTATCCTTGAACTTACAAAGGCAAAAACTCCAAAAGGTGCGTTTTATACAGTAATTCAAACAGTAATGTATGATGACCCTACACCAATCCACGAGAATGAAGAAATTATGTCTGATTGGGTTGGAGATGAACTTACTTGGGAAAATGTTTATTCTAAAAAACCGGTTGAGTATTTAGAGTCAATCGCAAGAGGAGAAACTCCAAGATGGGATTCAGACGCAGGTAAATACGTCTATTCAAACAATGAAGTTGGTGAAATCACTATGGGAGGTTCTAAAAAACAAGAATCTACTAAAGTTGACCCACAAGTCAACGATGAGGTAGATGAAGAATTACCATTCTAAAAACCTTAAATATTATACAAGCACCGATTTACAATGTCGGTGTTTTTTTTTATCTTTTAATAAAATAGAATATTATGGCAATTAAGAAAAACGACTTCAGTTCAGTTAAAAAGAAATTTTCAACATCAGCAAAATACAAACCACAAAGATTTTTTGACTTAGGTCAACCATTTTTGGACGCAGTTGGGTTACCAGGTCCGGCTATGGGACATATTAATATGTTTTTAGGTCATTCAGATACTGGTAAGACGACTGCCTTAGTTAAAACTGCGGTGGACTCACAAAAGAAAGGAATTCTTCCTGTGTTTATTATCACAGAACAAAAATGGAGTTTTGACCACGCAAAATTAATGGGTTTTGATTGTGAAGAAGTTGTTGATACAGAAACAGGAGAGTTAGAGTGGGATGGTTTTTACATCTTTAATAATAACTTTAATTATATTGAACAAATTACAGATTATATTAACGAATTATTGGACGCTCAAGAAAAAGGAGATTTGGACTATTCATTATGTATTATGTGGGATTCAGTAGGTTCTGTTCCTTGTAAGATGACTTACGAAGGTAAAGGTGGTAAACAACACAATGCAAGTGTTTTAGCAGACAAAATTGGTATGGGCATCAACCAACGTATTTCAGGGTCTCGTAAGTCAGATTCTAAATATGAAAACACCCTAATCATTGTTAACCAACCTTGGGTGGAATTACCTGACAATCCTTTTTGACAACCAAAAATTAAGGCAAAAGGTGGTGAAGCAATTTGGTTAAACTCTTCATTGGTTTTCTTATTTGGAAATCAAAAAGGTGCGGGAACAACAAAGATTACCGCAACAAAAGACAAACGTACAGTAAAGTTTGCGTCAAGAACAAAAGTGTCTGTTATGAAGAACCACATCAACGGACTTGGGTTTGAAGATGGGAAAATTATTGTAACACCACACGGGTTTTTACCGGGTAAAGAGGCATCAGAAGAAAAGGCATCAATTGAACAATACAAAAAAGATTATGCCGAGTATTGGAAAGAAATAATTGGGGTTGATGGTGACTTTGATTTGAAGGCAGAAAAAGAAGAAGTGTAGTAAGAACCCTGTAATTATTTAAAATGACAAAAACGTTATTGGTTGACGGAAACAACCTATTAAAAATTGGATTTCACGGAGTTAAAGATTTTTTTAATAAAGGAGAACACGTTGGGGGTATTTGGCACTTTCTAAATACCCTAAGACGTTTCCTTGAGGAAACTAATTATAATAAAGTGGTCGTATTTTGGGACGGAGAAACAAGTTCTTCACAAAGAAGATTGTTATACCCAAAGTATAAATTAAATCGTAAGTCCAGTAAACCTGAAGATTTTAGAGAAGAATCTTTTTTAAATCAAAAACAAAGAGTTAAACAATATCTTGAAGAAATGTTTGTAAGACAATTAGATGTTGAAAATTCGGAAGCCGATGATTTAATTGCTTATTATTGTCAAATATCTGTAGATGAAGATAAAACAATTTTTTCGTCAGATAGAGACCTTACACAACTTATCTCTGAAAAGGTAACTATCTATTCACCACAAGCCAAGAAGTACTTTAAAAATGGGGATACAATCAAAATTGACCAAACAGAAATTCCTCACTATAATGTTAAAACCTATAAGATATTAACCGGTGATAGTTCGGATAATATTGATGGTATATTTTATCTTGGTGAAAAAACTTTTATTAAATTATTTCCAGAAATACTTGAAAAAGAAGTAAGTTTTACCGATATTTTAACAAAAGGTGAAGAATTATTTAAAGAACAAAAAGAAAATGTGGCTTTAAAAAATCTTTTAAGTGGAAAAACAAAAGAGGGAATATTTGGGGACGAGTTTTTTGTGGTTAACGAAAAATTAGTTGACTTATCAAAACCTTTGATTTCCGATGAAGGAAAAGAGTTAGTCCAATCGTATTACTCCGAGTCATTGGATCCCGACGGAAGAGGACATAGGAACTTAATTCGTATGATGATGGACGACGGATTCTTAAAAAACTTACCAAAGGGTGACGACGCTTGGGTGAATTTTTTAAAACCATTTTTAAAACTATCAAGAAAAGAAAAAACAAAATTTAGAAACAAAACAAAAAAGTAAAAAAAATGAAAGACCAAGACGTAACGAAATTAGAATTTTTGTTAATGTGTAACGACAATATCGTAGTACAACGATTCTTTAATGTTAAAGGCTTTAACAAAAAAGCCCATAAATCAGAAGAGTTTTATGACTATATTAGATCGTTTTCTAATCAACTTCAAAACGACTTGAAGATGAGAACTATTGTCTATATGTTAGACAATCAATATGAAATTTCCGAAAACCCTGATGTACTAAACACATCAATTACAGAAGGTGAAGAAAATTTTAATATCTATATTAAATTAGATAATGTGACAATTTGTCAGAGAACATTTGACGCAAAACTCTACCCACCAAAGGTCAGATATACCGTAGACCTACGCCCAAAGTTGAAAGGCGTACTTACCGACCTGACTGACATTTTTTCAGGTAAAAGATTTAATTATTTTTATCCAGAATTTATCTAAAACTATTAGTATTTATCATTACTAACGTAAAGAAAAATTATGGCGACAAACAAAAACTTCGAGTATCTAGGAAACAATTTTCAACTACAACTACTTAACCAAATTATCGTAGACAAGGTATTCTCTCAATCAATAATTGATGTAATTGAGAACAATTATTTTGAAAACAAGTATTTTAAAATAATAATTCAGATGGTAAAAGAGTATTATACAAAATACGATCATACACCATCGTTTGATACTTTGGAACAGATTACAAAATCTGAATTACAACAAGAAACTGCGTCCAAAATAGTACTTGATACTATCAAGAAAATTAAGGACGCACCTATTGACGGAGTGGCATTCGTTCAAGAAAAAGCATTAAAGTTCTGTAAACAACAAGAATTACAGAAGGTTATGAAAAAAGCCCAAAAAATCATTGATGGTGGAGAGTTTGAAAACTACGACACATTAGAAGAATTAGTGAGAGAGGCGTTAATGGTTGGTTCAAAAGACACAAGTTTAATGGATGTCTTTTCAAACTTAGACCAAGTGCTTGATGACGATTACAGACACCCAATCCCAATGGGAATACCTGGAATTGACAGATTGTTAAAAGGTGGTTTAGCGAAAGGTGAAATAGGTGTTATATTGGCACCAACCGGAGTAGGTAAATCAACTATCTTAACTAAGATATCAAACCACGCATTTAACTTAGGATTCAATGTATTACAAATCTTTTTTGAAGATAACCCAAAAGTTATACAAAGAAAACATTACACCCTTTGGACCAAGATTCATCCCGATGAATTGTCAGAAAGAAGAGAAGAAGTAATTCAAAAAGTTAGACACATTGAGGAAACAATGCCAAATAAGTTGGACTTAAAAAAATTACCATCCGACACAAAAACTATGAGCCAAATAAAGAATGAAATCAGAAAAATGATTGCAGATGGAACAAAAGTGGATATGGTTGTGTTAGATTATATTGACTGTGTTGTTCCGGATAAAAATTTGGGAGATGAGTGGAAAAGTGAAGGGTCTGTAATGAGAGGTTTTGAAGCGATGTGTCACGAATTAAACCTTGTTGGTTGGACCGCAACACAAGGAAACAGAAGTTCAATATCATCTGAGGTTGTAACAACAGACCAAATGGGAGGGTCTATTAAGAAAGCACAAGTTGGACACGTAATTATAACAGTGGCCAAGACGTTACAACAAAAAGAGATGAAATTAGCAACAATCGCAATTACTAAATCTCGTGTTGGGGATGATGGTGTTGTGTTTGAGAATTGTAAATTTGATAATGCAATGATTGACATTGATACCGAATCAACAACAACGTTTTTAGGTATTGAAGAACAAAAAGAAGAAAGACAACGATTACGGGTTAAAGAGTTGTTGGAAAAAAGACAACAAAGAGAACAAGACAAACAAAAAAATTAAACAAATAATTAAATTAATAAATTATGGATATTTCGCAAAAAATATTGAGTGATATTACGGTGTATATGAAATACGCTAAATTTGTTCCTGAATTAAATAGAAGGGAATCGTGGGAAGAATTGGTGACAAGAAACAAAGAAATGCACCAAAAAAAATACCCACAAATTAAAGAAGAAATTGAAAACGTATACAAAATGGTATATGATAAGAAAATTCTTCCATCAATGAGATCATTACAATTTGGAGGTAAACCAATTGAGATTTCACCAAATAGAGTTTATAACTGCGCTTATCTACCTATTGACCATACGGACGCATTTTCGGAGACAATGTTCTTACTTTTAGGAGGTACAGGAGTAGGATTCTCGGTACAAAGACACCACGTAGATAAACTACCAGAAATTAAAAAACCAAATCCAACAAGAACAAGAAGATACTTAATTGGAGATTCAATTGAAGGATGGGCAGACGCAATTAAAGTACTTATTGAGTCATATATGGGCACAAAATCATCAACCCCTGTGTTTGATTTTTCAGATATTCGACAAAAAGGAGCTTTATTGGTTACTTCTGGAGGTAAAGCACCTGGACCACAACCATTAAAAGATTGTATTCACAACATTACAAAAGTAATGGAAAGAAAAGAGGATGGAGAAAGATTAACCCCAATTGAAACTCACGATATTATATGTCATATTGCAGATGCGGTACTTGCGGGTGGTATTAGAAGAGCGGCACTTATCTCATTATTCTCAGCGGATGATGAGGAAATGATTTCTTGTAAGTCAGGAAATTGGTGGGAACAAAACGCACAAAGAGGTAGAGCAAATAACTCGGCAGTACTTCTTCGTCACAAAATTACAAAAGAATTCTTTATGGGTCTTTGGAAACGTATTGAGTTATCAGGAGCAGGAGAACCTGGTATCTATTTGTCAAACGATAAAGATTGGGGAACTAATCCTTGTTGTGAGATTGCACTTCGTCCTAACCAGTTCTGTAACTTATGTGAAGTAAATGCTTCTGACATTGAATCACA